GGAGTTACATTACTTTCTTCGTCAATCGGCGGAGCATTACTTGTTAAGGGAACATATAACCCTTGTTCTTTTTGTCTTGTATATTCTTTTTGATTTTCGAGGGACTGGACGGGATCTGGCAAAATTCCAGTTTGAATAGCTTCTAATCCTTCCGCTGGGGTGAGAACACTAAGTTCCATCAAACGAGTATAAACTCTAGTTAAATTAACCTTGTCTTGTAGGTTAATATGAGTCATTTTAGCGGTCGGATAACTCTTAAATCCAAGCTCTTTGGCAATTCTTTTTATTTCTGGATTCAAAAAATAAGTTAAATACGCCGTTTGTGCGTCTTTAAGCCTTTCCATAAACACGTTAATCTTAATAGACGTAGAGGAAAACTTTTCATCTCCAAAGAAAATATTTTGAAGTCCATCGGCGATATCTTCATTTACTTGTTGATATTTATCTTTACCTAACACTTTATTAACGTCAGGAATAATAAATTTCATTTCCGTTGTCCCGTCCGTAACTAATAATCTACCAATCGTTTCGTTAGAAAACAATTCGTTAATAGCGTTAATCCCCTCTGGATTAGGAAGCTCTTCTGTTCCAACTTTAACATGAAGAATAACGTATTCTACTGTTCTTGTAATTATCTTTTCTATTTTTTTGAATCCTAGTTTTAAATCAATATCCGGCAAAACCGCATAAAAAAGAGGGATAGCGAAGGGCTCGTAATCTTGTTTTTTCTGAAAGAAGCAATATGTCTTAGTTGGGTCCAATGGAATTAAGACAACTTCGCCGCCTTTAATTCTTTTTTGAATGTCTGGGTCTAAATTATCAAAAAAATCTTGAACCTGCTCTGTCTTGGGATTTTTCAAGCAAGCGACTTCATAGGCGGTAAGTGTTTTATAATAAGTGTTATCAAAAAAGTTTAATGCTCCTTGGCTTTTTACGTCTGCCGGATTAACGACTAAATATTTAGTCGGAAGTTTATAAATTTTATCTAAATCTATTTTTTCATCCGCTCCATATACTTTTGTAATATCCTTTAAGCCTTCTATGGATACGTCCCCGTCAAATCTATAAAGAATTACGTTTCCAGATCGATACCATTCTCGAAGCCATTGTCCGGTTAAGTCCCAACCAGAGATTTTATTATTAAACCAATAATCGAAAAAGTCTCTTGATTTTTTGGTTCCGCCTTCAAAATAAACTTTAGTGTTAGAAAATTCTGTTAATACGTCAATTGTATTTCTAAAAATAGGAACATTAATGTATGCTTTTTGACATAACTCTACAATTTCTTTAATATCAATAAATTGACCATCAGAATGTGAACTGTTATTAAAATTATAAGGCGACGGCATATTTTCTATATTTTCATATAAAGAATATTTTTGCTTTTGTTTGTTAGACGTTATTGATCTAGATGGTTGGTCAACAGAAGCTTGAATTATTTGTTGAATTTTTCTATTTTGTGAAAAATCAGAAGCAAATGATTCGCCAATAAAAGAACACGAACTTTTATTGTCTTTTAGTAGGTTAAGATTTTCTTGTGTTGCTTTTTTCCTTGTTCCAGTTGCCATATTATTTACTTTACACTATATTGTTTACTAATTTATAAAAAACGGTTTGAATCCATCGAATTTATTTAAAATTGACCCTTCTTTATAATCAAAATAAAACTTTGCCGCCCAACATGCCATTAGGGTTGTTGTATAGTTATCTCTTCTAGCTCTATTTTCTCCCTTGATTGCTTTAACGGCTGGAGCCAAATCAAAAGTAACGCTACCTGACGCGGTTTTTCTTGGTTCGATTAAAGCTATTTGATTCATCGTCTCTTCGATCCAGTAATCTTGATCTTCGACAAAATCTACAACGGTATATTCTTTTCCATCTGAATTATAAATTCTTACGCCTTCCGGGAATTTTTTTTTACAAACTTTTTCAAATTCTTCTGAATGGTTACAAACTTTGCTAGAAAACCAAACTTTTTTAGCTTGGATTTGATGTTGAAGATATTCATTAGCTTTTCTTACCCAAGTGTTTGTAAACTTTTGAGCATAACAAATTGTTTTAGTCGTTGGGTTATAGTTTCTTTTAAATGCTCTTAATTCGCCAGCATAATCTTCCCCACAATCATTTAGTTGGGCTTCTACAAATTTTAATTGTAACCCTGAAATAGTAAATAACTGAGATTGATTAACGGCTTCAATAAAGTTAAAGTTTTCTCCGCCACCCCCAAGTAAATCAGCAGTAACTAAAACAATGTTAAAAGATCTAAGAATATAATACAAATAAGCTATGTGATTTTTCAAATCTCCACCAGCAATCGCATAACTATTAACAAGCGTTATTCTTCTTTTTTCTTGGTCTAACATCCAAACACCCATAGCGAAAAAGTCAGACTTGGCCCCACTGGAAAAAGACGGATCAATTGCTAAAATATATTCTGCTTTTGGGTCGCCGGACAACTGAACACAAGGTAAGTCTCCATCGGGAATCGTGCATTCTCTCATATGCTTCATAGAAAAGAACCCGTCTGATCCGCTTACAAAGTTAGCCATATATTCTCTTTGGAAATATGGGGTATTTTCGCCACCAGATTTAGCTTCTTGAATAATAGTTTCTTCGACTAATTCTTTCGGTAAAGATAAATAAGATAATTTTGCAGTAAAATATCTTTTTCCTTCTGCTTTCTTTTTGTCTGCGGCTTTTAATAGCCAATCTTGGTAAATAGTGTGACAATACTCAAAATCAAAAGAGGCGGAAGTTAGGGCTATGATTTTTTTATTACTTTCAAGGATAGTTTTATCCGCTTCTGTTAATTTACCTAATCTAATTAACTCTTCTTCTTTTTCTATAATTGACAACTGCTCTTGAATGTTGTTTTTAGCTGTTAAGAAAGGCATCAAAACATCTTTGTAAATATTCTCTGGAACTAATAAGAATTCGTCTACCACCAATATGTCAGCTCTAATTCCGCGAATTTTATTATTTAAAGGAACGGCGATAACAATTCCGCCATTAGCTTTCATTTGCCATTGGTCTGTTGCTCTACGAATACCATCGGGATAGCAATCTCGTAACATTGAAGCTCCCTTCATTTGAAGAAACTGTTCCATTTGTTCCATAATCCTACGAGCAGACCGGAAGACCGCCGAAGCAAAAACAATCCTAGTATTAGGGTAGAAAATTGGATATAATAGTGCGAATAAAGCTACCATCCAACTTTTTGCTCCGCCTCTAGAGACGACGTTTATATTAAAATTATTTTCAAACCAATTTTGCAAAATAAACTCTTGATATGGGAAAATTTTTATTCCTAACAATAACTCGGTAGTGACACCTAAGTTATGGCGTAAAAAATCAGCAAGAGTGACAAAGGATTCTTGTTGAGATAATAAGCCTTCTAGTACTTCAAATCTACTAAGGGTATAAAGCTCTTTTTGCTCTTTTGATATAGGGTTATAATGAATCATATATTAATTAATTTCTTATTTAGGAGATATTCAATATCATAATCAAATAGCGATTTTCCTACGGACAAAGCGAACTCTGTTAGTTTAGCTGACTCTTCTCTATCCTTAGCAAAAGCAACTTGGAAATTGGGATATTTTTGAATTAATTTTCTTAGGTTAGAAAAAATATATTCGGGAGTTGCTTTTGAGTATCTTAGTTCATATTGGTAATTAAAAGAAAAGCTTTCGCTAAAGCTTTTTTCTACGACCATTAACAAGTTGCTATTTTTTTCTTTAGCTCTAATTATTTCTCTCTCAAACCTTTCGTAGCTTTTTCCGCTTAAAGTTCCTACGAAATCAGATAAACTTTTCCTCTCTATCGCTAGGGTGTTTTCTAAATCCGTAGACAATGAATAATCGCCGAAACTAAGTGTGCCTACAATTGATTTTATCTTATTGAAAACAAGTCCTTTTTGTTCGCGACTATCTTGAATTAAGCTTGAGATTACCCTTTTTTCGAAAAATGGTTCTATTTTACCATATTTATATTTACTAATTAAATTTAAATCTTTATAAACGTCCGAGTAATTTATGCCTACTTTTTCTAACGATGTGATAGCGGGAGCTATTAAAGTTTTTAGCTCTACTTGACATGGAATATATTTTATATTTTTCTGTTCAACTCTGTTTGTGATTATCTTTTTGGTAATCTCTATTCTTTCTTCGTTGTCTATATCTTTGAAATGCTTAGATAAGTTGGTTTTGTTAGAATAGCAATTCAACAAATAAAAATCTTTCCCCTTATACGCGAGTATTTCCTTAGTATATAGATCGTACCTTGGATGATCTTGTTGAAATTTATTTAACTTCTTATCCATCTGATTATCAACGACTTATTACAAGCTGCCCCAAATTTCCGCTTTAATACTATCCATATTCTCAAGATCGCGGACAACGCCAGCTAAGGCTTCTTGTTTCATTTTGGCTAACTTTAAAAACTTTTCTCTGCCTTTCTTTTCTTGCCAAAAGGCGACTAAGGAGAATAAATTTTGTCCAGCAGATTGTTGTTTTTCTAATCTTTTTGCTCTATTTCCATTTAAATCTCCGATTAATTGTTTTTGCCGGGTCAAACACTTATCAAATTCGTTAGTTTTAGCTGTAATAGCCTGTGCTAATGGTAGGGTAATTTTTCCCTCTGGGTCTTCGGCAATATCGTTAAGTCTATTACTTAATACTTCAATTTGTTTTTGAATACCAGAAGCCAAAACAATATCAGAACAAAGGTTTAAATATAAGTTAATTTCATCAGAGGTTAAATCTGATTTATTATAACAGGCTCTTATGAATTCAGATAAAAATAACTCTCTACTGTCCTTATTTGTATAATTGTTTATCATCTGGACAAATCTCGGCGTATGTAAGAATCTGACTAAAGCGTTAATTCCCTGCTTTTCTCTTTCGGACGGAGCTATAGAATTAATAATATCGTGAGTATATTTATTTACTAATCTTAAACATGGAGCGTAAGATTTAGGAGGATCAAATCGGTCTTCGGTTGTTTGCTCTGCCTCTTCTTCCAAAAATGGAATTTGGTTTTTCGTAACAAATTCTCGCATAGCTCGAACCTCTTTGGAAAGTGAAGTAATTTTCGGATTAAATAAGGTTTTTGCCATTTCCATTATTTTCATTCCGCTTGCGGCATTATTTTGAATGAATTCTTGCTCAGCCATACTAAGATCGTATTTGCCAACAGGAATATGAGCATTTGTTTTTGGTTTAATTCCTAATGTTTTTAAAAATTTTCTAACAGCCATGCCGGGCTTATCTCTCCCATCAAAATTCATATCTGGCCACGCAATATCAATTAAATCTTTGAGAGAGGGCGGGTTTTCATAATTTTCTTTATAATGTTTTAAAACGTCTGCTTTTTGCTTATCGCTCAGAGTTACTAATTCTACTTTGTCCGCTGGGATATTTTTAATTACATCCGATATAGATTGACTCACGTTGTTTTTCATTGCTTTTTTAATAATCTGTTGCTTATATATTTGAAAAGTCGCTTTCTTCTAATACTTTCTTAGCTTGAATAACAAATATTTTCTTGAACTTCTCAATAGCTTTGTATCCGGGGTCTCTACTAGCTTCTTTTGTTCTGTAGCCCATTAACTTTGCGGTTTCTAGCTTGTCTTTATGATCTATATATAAATATTTATAAACTTTCTTTTGCGCCGGGGTTAACTTAGCCATAATACTAATATGTATTAGATCTAAATTCTTATATAAATTATCTGCCTTATACGAATCATCTTCAATTGTTTTAATATAATTCTCTTGGCCATCATATGACTCTGCTAAGTTTATATTTTGTGCGTTCTTTTTGCTTTTTTCCCACTTAGCGTATAATGGACAATCCGCGCATTGGGTTTTATATATCCGGCATAATCCTTCCCCGCCTCCGTATCTTTCTTCGTTAGCTTCGCACTTAGAACAAGGTTTACTATAACAACTATAAATATTTCTAACTATATTTTTTGTTTGGTGGGTGATTACGCGGTTTATCCAAGGTAACAATGTTCTAGATTGATCCCATTGGTCCCATTTAATAAAAATATGATTTCTAATTACTTGGGATACATCTTCGTAATCCATAAGTCGATTAAGTAACCACCTTGGTTTTCTTTTTTTTATTTCTTTGTCTATAGCGTCGTAACACTCTTCAAAAGAAAACTCTTTGTTGTTTTTAGGGTTGCCTAAAAGTTTTATATTTGCTGTGTTAATCAATTATTCGCCTCTTTTTGCTTTTTGTCGTCCGGCTTTATCTAGAATTGCGCCTAGCTTTCTTTTTGCTGCCGCTTTGCTTAATTTTGTCGTAGGAACTGAATGATTAGTATTTTTTCTTTCAATTGGGTTGTCGATAGCTTGTCCTAATGTCATCCCTCGTTTATTTGGCGAATCTGAATTAGATATTTGAAATTTTAATTCGGTAATATCTGGTAATTCAATATCATCGTCGTCATCATCATCGTTATTGGAATAATCTTCTCCTTGGGAAAACTTTAAGGGTCTTTTTAATACTCTTTTTTTATCCGATGGTGATTCTTCGACGTATTTTTCTTTTTGTTTGTTCAATCTTGACTTAGCTAATAATCTTTCTAGTAATTCTTCGTCATCTTCGTAAGTTTTTTTAGCGACTACTGGAATGATCTTTTTATTTAAGGATGACGATAAGCTCATGTTGCTTTTACAGCTTGAGCATTTTTCCGGTTTGGTCGAACCAGTATTTGGAAAGCCACAATGAATACAGTAATAAAGCATAATGATATAATTTTTTTCTACACTTATCTTATTATTTTTTCCTTGCTTTCAATAAAAAAAGTGTATGCGTGTTGCATTACACTTATTTTTTTTATTATATTCTTTTTATCTTTTATTAGTGTAACAAAAAGCGTGAAAATCTTATTTATTTTATTTTTATGTTTGTTGTTTTCCAGTTGTGCTGCTCGCATAGAATACGTTGAAAAAACATCCGAAACTATGAGTAGAACAGTTTACGCACTAGACGAAAGTTTGAGATTTGGTCGATATGACTTAAGCGATATGTATTCGGCGAATTTACTAAAATTAGTTCCGCCGCCAGAAAAACCAATTAGGATCACTCCAATTTATGACAATAACTAAAAACAATTTTATAATTTTATTATTTTTAGCTGTTTTTTCTTATAATTTTTCAGCATTTTCCGCTGAAAAGGTTGTAATTCTACCAGAAAGATTCTTAAATCAAAAAGTAATGGTTTATAATACTCCAGAATATATTAATTTATTAAAGGAAAATTTAAATCTTACCGAGCAAATTAAAGCTGACGACAAGGCTTTTCTTGAGTTTTCTAAAGAGGTAGACAATCAAAAAGATAAAAATCATGAAATTCAAAATAAAATGATTAAAGAAATAAACAAACAAAATTTAACTATCGAAACTCAAAAAACAATTATTGCTAAAAATAGATTAACTATAGCTGGTTTTATAGGGTTGTTAGTAACTATAGCGATTGGTTTTGTTGCTGCTTTATATTTCAAAGTAATTCAATTTGGTATTTTTTAGTGTAATTTTTTTTGTATGCCAGCTCTTACTACCTACAGTCCATCGGAAACCTACAAACGTCTTATTCAAGTAAGTAATATTGGAAATAGNGGGGTAGACGGAACTTTGCGTAATTTAACCGATGGAGAGGGGAATGATTTACCTATCCAATTTTCTTCAGGAATAGTCAAATTTACTGGGGATGTTAGCGGTTTTGCAATTAAATCACCAGACGGNTCAAGATGGGTTCCAACTATTTCTAATGTAGGAATTTTATCNTGGACGTTGACTCCTTAATTTTATGAAAAAAATATATCTTATACTTATTTTAATGCTTCTTGGTATATCTTCTGTCTTTTCGGCGACTGAAGCTGTAACAATAGACGGAACTACGGGAAATGTTCTTAATACGCCAGTCGTGAATTTTGCTAGTGCAAAGATTACTCTTAACGGTAACGCTATTACCTCTGGAACGGTAGTTGTCGCGCGAGGTGGAACTGGTGCTGGTACTCTTACTGGGCTTGTTAGAGGCAACGGCACCTCGGCGATGACGGCAGTCGCCGCCCCGGATGGAGCCGTCGTCGGCACCACCGACACCCAGACTCTCACCAACAAATCCATCTCCGGCGCGACCAACACACTCACTGCCATCCCGGACGCGGCGCTGTCGGCCAACGTGGCATTGCTCAACGCTGCGAATACGTTCACATCGACGCAGACATTCAACGCGCCTCTACTCGGGAAATACGCGACGATCACTGGCGACGGCCTTAGAGCGTCGTATTTAACACTCAATGACCAAGAGGCTCCGACACAGCCGTTCATAGCAATGGTTTCAGACCGCTGGGGGCAAGCAGGAGGAATGGCACACAACGCCATTCCGATTCTGCCGTCGCCAGACGGCGGTCTTTCCGCCGCCGACCAAATGAAATTCAGCATTTCAGGCGTTAGCGCGCAAATGCTCTTGGCCCGTAACGACGGAGCACTCAGATATTACCAGAGTACGAACGCAGCCCCATTATCGGGCGACCCGATCACTTGGCAAAATTCCATAACATTTGACAAAAACTGGATCGCTCTTTCTGGAGCCACGAACAACGCGAACAATACGTTCATCACGGTAACTGACCCCACGGCGGCCCGCGTAATCACGTTGCCTGATGCGAGTGGGACGGTGCCATTGCTCGAATCGAACAACGCGTTCACTGGCACCACCACCGTTGGCACAGGCGGCACGGCGATCAGCAAAATCCTTTCTCATGCTCCCGTCTCCCTCGATTTCGGATCCATTGCGGCCGGAGCCGAGGCGACGCTCACAATCACCGTCATTGGTGCATTGACTGCCGACACGCCGACCGTCTCGCTCGGATGGAGTGCGGCATTGGAGTCTGGAATTATCGTCAAGCAGGCATGGGTGTCCGCGACGAACACTGTATCCGTCACCGTAATTAACGTGGAAGGCACCGCAATTGACCCCGCCGCCGTCACATGCCGCGCGACGGTCCACCAATTTTAACAACCCCGAAAAATAAAAAATGAGCAGTCTATTATCACCCAATC